TAGGAAATGCACCCATACCTTGACCTTGTTGACCATGACAAGCGGCGCAACCAGCCCAAAGACCTCTAATAGAACTAAACTCGTCTGCACTTGCAAGTTCTTGTTTCTTTTGTTCTATTTGTGCAGGTGTGCCATTCTCTTCTACATATTTCACATAACAATCACCTGTGCAACTATGGGCACTTGAATAACCTTTGTAATCTAGATTGTTATATGTGTGTGATATGAGTCCATACATGAACCCAACTATACCTATTATTAAATAAAATGCTTCGTTTCTCATAATATATCGTCCATATGTTTTGACTTACTTTTTTGTTCACCAAATGATATACCAAATCCCTCTTTATATGTATCGTTCATTTTACTAAAGACATATGGTATAACAACTACTGCAACAAAAAAGAGTGTTATAAATGTAAATACTTCGTATGTGTTTTCAAATGTTGTCATAATTTAAAATCCGAAAAAGTGTCATCATTGACATCTTGTTTTATACCACCTATCACATAAGATTCTATCTCTGTTTCTTGTGGTGCGTTTTGTAGACCTCTACTGTTCAACCAGTGTCGTGTCCAAGGCAGAGGATTGTTTGCACTAGAGACATCATAGATAGGGTCAAGACCTATCATTCTCATTCTCTTATTTGCAATATATTCTACATACTTGTTTAACAATGGCACTGATAAACCTATCATAGAACCATCTTTAAACAAAAACTCTGCCCATTCTTTTTCCTGTCTCACTGCATCTTCATACATTTCGTATACTTCTTGTTCGCAGTCTTTCATGACTTTATTCATAATCTTGTCGTTCTCGTGATTCTTATAACATTTGAGTATGTGTTGTGATGTTGCAAGATGTTGTGCCTCGTCTCTCGCAATAAAAGATATAATCTTTGCAGAACCCTCCATAAGTTTCAACTCGCCGAATGCGAAACTACATGCGAACGATACAAAGAATCTGATACCCTCTAATATGTTTACTGATATAAGTGCCAAATATAGTGCCTTATATAGATCGTAATCGTCTACTTTAAGACCTAAAAGTCGTCTTCTTCCTAGTTCTATGAAATGGTCGTATTTTTCTGTAACCATCTCTGCTCTTTTGATGATTGCATCTTCATCTAGTATTGTATCAAAGATATCACCTGGATTTGCATACACATTCTTAATGATATGTGTGTAAGACCTACTGTGTATAGTCTCCATGAAATCCCAGGTGATAATACATGATTCGAGTTCAGGCAAAGTCACGAATGGTAAAAATGCTATGGAAGGTGCTCTGCCTTGAACCGAATCTAAAAGTGTTTGATATCTTAGATTAGATGTAAATATATGTTTTTGTGCATCATTGAGTGTTGCATAATCGTTTCTATCTTTTTGTAAAGATACTTCTTCTGGTCTCCAGAAATACCCTAACTGTGTCTGAGTTAGTTTATCAAATATAGGATATTTGAATGTGTCAAATCTCTGAACATTTAGTTCAGGACCAAAAAAAGGTTTTTGTTTTGTAAAATCTATTTTCTCTCTGTTAAATACTGTCATTTTTTCTCTACTAATTCCATGTGGTCATAATTGTTTACATATTTTCCATAATCTGAATTGTAATAATTATCACTAAACTCTTGCATTGCTACTTGTTTGTGTGATGAACTTCTCATCTCTTCACCTGTTTTAAAATCTAGTTGCACTCTGCCATTACTAAATCTATTTTCACGACCATCTAAATCTAATGCAAATCTACTATTGTTGTTGTTCATCGGCACATCTACATCATGCGAAACACCAGTTCTAAAACCATCTATCTCACACATTCTACTATCTGCATTGAAAAAGTGAACAAATAGATGATAACTATACTCACCTAACAAATAGTCTCGCCAATGTGGTATATTAGGACCTTGATACAATAATATATCTCCTGGTTCTAATGAGACTGATGTGCAATTATTTTCTTTTCTTAATCTTTGCGGTATATCTTGTGATTCGTTCTTGACAATCTCTGCATCAACACCTGCATAATTTTTATCGTTTCTGACCCATATCGGCCAAGGTGTGTTGTCGTCTGTCAAATAATCTAAACAAAGTGTTGCACTAATCTCACACGATGGTCTATCAGTGTGTGAACCAAGATATGCACCTCTCACATATTTTCTTGTATACGAGTATGTCTCTCGTAAGTCCATGTCTATATAGTCTTTTAACTTCTTATGTATATAACTTTGTAATCCTATTCCCCATGGTGTGCAATAACCACCATCAGATTTACCTATCGATGATAGAGGATTCTTATATGTTATATCTTTCTGTTCTGTTTTTAGATATGCATTACCAAACTCTTCATCTGATCGCCACATATCCATCGCCATATCTATAATTTCTTTTGGTAAGAAGTTTTTTATGACTACATATCTGTCTTTCATTAAAGACCATGTCAACTGATTTGTATTACCAGTTATATACTTATCCGATTGTTCATCATAAGTTTTATATTTTATCGTCTTTTTTTCAAATGGCACAGGCATCGCATTCATCCTCTTCATCATGTGTCATAGGCGGTATGTAATCATTCATCGCTGAATTAGGGTCTTTGATAACATCTTCTACTTTACCATCCATTGTGTTGTGATAGTAAGATGTTTTCCACCCATACTTGTATGTTGTTAATAAGTCTTTTGCCATTACAGATACAGGAACTTCTCCGTTCTCATAGTTTTCAGGATTGTATGACCAATTACCTGATATCGCTTGATCAAAAAACTTTTGCATCACTGCAACTACATTTATATATCCTGTATTATCAGGCATATCCCATAGTAAAGTGTATGCGTTTTTCAAATGTGAATACTGAGGCACTATTTGTTTGAGTGTGCCTTTTTTACTCTTTTTCACTGACAAATAATCTCTTGGTGGTTCTATACCATTTGTTGCGTTTGATGTCACACTAGATGACTCACTCGGCATTTGTGCAGATAGTGTCGAGTGTCTCAAACCGTAGTCTTGTATGTCTTGTCTTAATTGTTCCCAATCACATTTTAGATCATGAGGTGCAATCTCATCAACATCTTTTTTGTATGTGTCAATAGGTAATATACCTTGTGAATACTTAGTTCTATGATAGTATGAACATGCGCCTTTTTCTTTTGCCAAGTTCATTGAAGAGTTAAGTAGATGATACTGAAACTTCTCCGTGAGTTCATGGACGAGACTCCAGGCGCTCTGGTCGCTGTATTTTACCTTGTTTTTCGCAAGAAAGTGTGCAAGACCAATGTATCCTATACCTAAACTTCTTCTTGCAATCGTAGATTTTTGAGCGGCTGATACTGGATATTCTTGATAGTCTATCAGTTCATCTAGACCTCTTACTGCAAGATCGCAAATATCTTCAAACTCATCGTCTTTAATTATACCAACATTCAATGCACTTAATATACATAGTGCAATCTCACCATCACCGTCAATATGTTGTATTGGGTCTGTAGGCAAAGTAATTTCTTGACAAAGATTACTCATGTTTACTTTGTCAAGAAAACTACTATGAGAATTACTGTGGTCTATATTCATGATATAGATTCTGCCAGTCTCCGCTCTCTCTTTTAACATATCTGTAAATAATTCTCTTGCACTAACTTTCTTCTTCGGTATAGATGTCGCTCTTTCATACTTCTCATACATCTCATCAAACTCTTCTGTGCCGAATGCATCGTATAAATCAGGTACATCGTGAGGAGAAAACAATGTAATCTCTTCATTTGCAAGAAATCTTTTATAGAATAATTCTGATAACTGTATACTGTAATCTAATTTTCTTACTCTGTTATCCTCAGTGCCTTTGTTATTTTTGAGAACAATGATGTCTTCGATTTCTTGGTGCCATATAGGAAAGTGGACAGTTGCACTTCCACCTCTGACACCATTTTGTGTGCAACATCTAACTGTTGATTCAAATTTTTTGAGAAATGGTATAACTCCTGTATGTTGGACTTCACCGCCTCTAATTCTACTTCCAAGTCCTCTAATTCTTCCTGCATTTATTCCTATCCCCGCTCTTTGAGCTACATATCGACCAATCGCCATATCACTTGCAAATAATGAATCTAGAGTGTCATCACTATCAACTAGAACACATGATGCAAATTGTTTTAGTGGTGTTCTCACACCTGCCATGATAGGTGTTGGTATGTTAATTTTAAAAGTAGATATCGCATCGTAATATCTCTTCACATAATCTAGTCTCTCACCGTTGTCATATCTCATAAACAATGTCATTGCAATTAACATATACATGAATTGTGGTGTTTCGAATATTTTGTTTGTTGACCTATCTTGAACTAGATACTTATCTACGACTTGTTGTAGACCTGCATATGTAAATTCTGTATCTCTACTATGTCTGAGATACGAATCTATTTTATCTAGTTCTTCGTCTGTATAATGTTTTCTTAAATCTTTTGTGTATAGACCTGCATCTATGTTTCTTTCTAATATGTCTTTGATATGTGGATAGATTTCACTATCTTTCCACTTTGTGTTGAATACTTGTTTCTGAATCGCAAACAACAATAATCTAGATGCAACAAACTGATAGTTAGGTGATTCTAAACTAATCAAATCACTTGCACTTTTGACAAGTATCTTTTGTATTTCTTGTGTTGTTATACCATCATAGAATTGTAAACCACTATTCATCTCTACAGAAGACTCAGAAACACCTGTGATGCCTCTACATGCCTTCTCAACCATTCTATGTATTTTATCTAGATCAATGTCAACTTTTGAACCGTCTGACTTAATAACTTTTATTTCTGAATTCATATCTTCTTATACTCCACCAATTGTAATTTTGCTGAGAGACCTTGAACTGTATTACGATTGATGATTTCTAACACATCATTTTCACTTAAACCACTCATTATCATATCGTTAATGTCTTTACAATCTTTTATTCTTTTATCATTCCAAATACACACACGATAACCAAGTCTTATGACTTCTTCGATTTTTTTAATTATCTCTTTGTTTCGTGGTTCATTGTCATAGATAAGTATTACTTGATCTTTTATATCTTCTGGTAATTTCTTAAAATCACTTCCTGCAACTGCAATCGCATTAGGAAGGAATAAACTGTCTATTGGTCCCTCTGTCACATAGATAGTTTTTGACCTGTCCACATTGTTAAGGTTGTAGATGAGTGGAACATCATCTCGGAATCTCATGGTCAAATATCGCAAAGGCGAATCGTTGATCGCTCTGCCTGTTAAACCAATCAAGTCCCCATTCTCACTATAGAATGGCAAAACAATTCTAGGGTCATTGCCTAACACTCTATCTTTATACTTGTCTGATAATAGATTGAGTGATTGTGCCTGTTGCACAAACCAGATATCTTGCATCTTGAATTCAGGTATCTTTCTATCTAATAGATAGTTTCTCGCATCTGATTTCTCTGATACAGGAAAGGCAACTGCCGTTAAACTGTTATCTTTTTTATTTAGAATTTCTGTTCTTGGAGTGAACTTAAATTGGTCACTTGATAACATTTTTTTCTTAGGTTTGTGACCTTTCTCTGAAAGAAATTCTTTGAGATACTCTTTATGTATAGTAGGAAAATTCTCTTTTAAAAAGTTTACACTTGATGTAGTCTTACTACAGTTATGACACTTAAATATGAACGATTGTTCTTTTACAAAGTGATAACCTCTCGCTTTGTAAACATTCTTTTGTGAGTCACCACAATAAGGACATCTATGATTTAGTGTATTCTCATTGACCCATTTCGCCCTGTCGAGATTCGACATGACCATAGATAAGTATTTTCTTTCCAACCACAGCATTACATCTATTATACTGTGTGATACAAGGTTTTACAAGTCGTTTTTACTTATATTTTTGAGTTTCTTTTTAGGCACTTGAATGACATATCTGTTCTCAACAACTTTAGGTTTATCTTGTTCAATTCTTCTCGCAATCAAACCTGTTGATGATACTAATAGTAGCACCGCTAAAGGGTCAAATACGAAGATGAGTGCATAAATCACCCACCTTACAGCATTGTCAAGATACTTGACAGAATCGTCTTGCCCATATATGACTTCTGCCACATATTTTATAGGACCAATCTCCGCTTCTTGTTCTATTTGTAGTCTTTGTAGTGGTAATTTGTCTTCGTTTAATTTTACTATATCATCTACTAATATGTCAATATCATTTGCGATTTCTATTCTCTCATCTCTCTGTCTTCTATCAATATAGTTTCTGTCTTGTGGTCTTGCAGTATCTATAATATTATCTAGATTTGCGACTCTATCTTCTAATCTAGTTAATTGTGATTCTTTTGATTCTATTCTCTTATCAATGATAGACATCTCTAATGTGTATGAGTCGCCTACAAGTGTTGTTTCTATGTTTGCCTTTGAGAGATACCCAAATATACCTAATGATGTAATCAACATTAAGACACCTACTGCCGTGACAAGGTAATACTTCATGTAGTTTAATTTGTCCCACGCAAGATGTAAAAAGGCGGCCGTGACTAACTTACCAACTTCTAATGCAGTCATCATGACGATTGTGCCAAGATAAGCGCCTGCAAATATAGTCGCCATACCTATCACTGAAAAATAGGCAGCTATTCCTGCAATGCCCACTGATGTAAACAGGGCGAGCCAATTTAAAAATTTCAACATATTATTTGTAGTCGTATCTTTTCAGTATGCGAGTGTAGAGTCTTTCTGCTTCTTTCTTATTTCTTTTCTTATATGTGTTTCTACTTCTCACTAAAGGTGTATCTGTCGATACTGCAACTCCTGTTGCATTCACTGGTGCATCTTCTTTTAATTCATAATCAAAATCTATATAATCATTCAAACTATCTGCAAGTTTGATACCTGCACTATAATCCATAGGATAATGTAGACCTGCATTTACACGACCATATGCAGTCTTATCTGCCATTATTCTTAGATTTTTCTTATGTTCTGGATGTTTTTTACCATAAAAGTTTGCGACAACATATGGTTGCA